GCTACCTACGCTCTCCTCAACCTTCCTGGTGAGGTGGGTGAGCTGCTATCCCTAGAGGCGAAGCTGATCCGTGATGGCGGGAACATCACTATTCACCGAGATAGTGTCACGAAGGAGCTTGGAGATATCCTGTGGTGTGTCGCAGCAATTGCGGCTGACTACAGCATTGACCTGCAGACCGTGGCAGAGGTGAACATAAATAAACTAAAGAGCCGCAAGGCAAGAAATACTATAAATGGATCAGGAAACGACCGCTAATCCCTCACTCCGTGCTCAACTCATTACACGGAGAACTTACAATAGACCCACCGACGACACCGGCAAGAACTTCGAGACTTGGGAACAGACCGTAGACCGAGTCATCCAGCACCAGTCTTGGTTGTGGAACCGTGCTGACACCCACGCTACAGGCGTTGGTGCTGATGCTGAACTTCAAGAACTCCGTCAGCTCATGCTGGAACGCAAGGTCGCCATGTCTGGCCGTACCCTCTGGCTCGGTGGCACCAATGTCGCCAAGACCCGTGAGGCCTCTCAATTCAACTGTAGCTTTACCCATGTCGAAACTGTTCAAGATGTCGTTGACTGCCTGTGGCTCCTTCTTCAGGGCTGTGGTGTTGGCTTCCGCCCTATTATTGGGCAGCTTACGGGATTCCGTAAACCAATTACGGAACTTGAAGTAATCCGCTCGGAGCGTACCGAGAAGGGTGGAGTAGCTGACAATGGAGAGAGCTTCAAAGACGGAGTCTGGACCATCACCGTTGGAGACTCAGCAGAAGCCTGGGCCAAGTCCATTGGTAAGCTGGTCGCTCATCCATTTCCCGCCGATAAACTTGTACTCGATTTCTCCCAGATCCGACCAGCAGGCGAACGCCTCAAGGGATACGGATGGATCTCCTCCGGTGACGCCGCAATAGCCAATGCCTACCAAGCCATCTTTCATATCCTTAATCGTCGGGCTGGTTCGCTCCTTTCTCGCATTGATATTCTTGATCTTGTTAATTGGCTGGGGACTGTTCTTAGCTCTCGTCGTTCTGCTGAGATTGCTCTGTTCGAGTATGGCGAAGATGAGTGGGCTGAGTTCGCTGTGGCGAAAAGGGACTGGTGGGTAAGCAATCCCCAGCGAGCCCAATCGAACAACTCCCTGCTGTTCAAGACCAAGCCCCTGCGTGAGGAGCTGGCCTCGATCTTCAACCTCATGGTCGAGTCCGGTGGTTCAGAGCCTGGCTTCATCAACGGCCAGACGGCCACCAAGCGAGCCCCATGGTTCAAGGGTTGCAACCCCTGCGCTGAGATCCTGCTGGGCAACAAGAGCTTCTGTAACCTGACTGAGGTGGACGTTGGCAAATTCAAAGGTGACTCTAACGGCCTTCGTAGAGCAGTACATCTCGCAGCACGGGCAAACTACCGACAGACCTGTGTCAATCTCAATGATGGTATTCTCCAAGAAGCCTGGCACCTTAACAACGACTTCCTCCGTCTGTGTGGAGTCGGTCTTACAGGTATCGTGCGACGACCAGATCTGGGAGCATACGACTACACCGAACTCCAACGAACTGCTACTGCAGGTGCTTATGCAATGGCTGATGAGCTTGGGACTCCACGACCTAAGAACATTACCACAATCAAACCTTCGGGAACGCTATCTAAGATCATGGACACTACAGAAGGTGTTCACAAGCCACTCGGAAAGTACGTCTTCAACAACGTGAACTTCTCGAAGTACGATCCTCTGGTTCCGCTGTGTCGTGCTGCTGGCTACCGTGTCATTGATAACCCCACAGATGCTGAAGCTGTCCTGATCACATTCCCTGTGAGCTGGGATGATGTTCCATTCGATAAGTTCACCAAGGACGGCATCGAGATGGAAGTGAACCTTGAGTCAGCCATCAGCCAACTTGAGCGCTACAAGCTGCTCATGGAGAACTGGTGCCAGCAGAATGTGTCAGCCACCATCAGCTACTCCCCTGAGGAAGTCCCTGACATTGTGGACTGGCTCATGGAGAACTGGAACGTCTACGTTGGTGTGAGCTTCCTGTTCCGTGCAGACCCCACCAAGACAGCTAAAGACCTCGGCTACCTCTACCTCCCTCAGGAAGTGGTGACCAAGGCTGTGTTCGATGAGTATTCCTCCCGCATCCAGCCGCTGGAGATCGACAAGGCGAACAGCTTTGAAGAGATCCAAGGTGAAGAATGTTCAACAGGCGCTTGCCCAATTCGGTAATCAATGACCACTAAACGCACATCCAAGTACCGTGCTAAGGAAGGGGAGGGCAGTCATAAACCGGCTGCTCTCCTCCCTAAGAACGACAACCAAGCTGCCTACATCAAGGCCCTCAAGAGCTGCCCCCAGGTGATCGTCACAGGACCGGCTGGCACAGGGAAGACCTTCATTGCGTCCACCTATGCCGCCAACCTGTTCGCCAAGGGACAGATCGACAAGATCATCCTGACCCGTCCCAACGTGGCCTCAGGGCGATCCTTGGGCTTCTTCCCTGGCACCATGGAGGAGAAGATGGCCCCTTGGGTTATCCCCTTCACCGATGTGCTGGAGTCGGTTCTAGGTACTGCTGCCTTCGGGATAGCCACCAAGAACAAGCTGATCGATATCGTCCCCTTCGAGGTGATGCGGGGGCGTACCTTTAACAACGCCTTCGTGATCCTTGACGAGGCTCAGAACACCACCCCTTCAGAGATGAAGATGTTCCTGACCCGTATCGGGGAGGAGAGCCAGGTGGTCCTGAATGGTGACATCCGACAGTCCGACCTGAAGTCTGACTCCGGTCTGAAGGTCATCATTGAGATGGCTAAGAAGCAGAAGCTGCCCGTAGACCACATCGAGTTCACCATTGATGATATTGTCCGCTCTGGTATCTGCGCTATGTGGGTCAGAGCATTCGATAAAATTGGTTTGTAAGACTAACTATTTCTATTTGGTTGCCCAATTGGAAGGATTAAATGGATAACCTAAGGTTTCCCCCTATTCCCAAAGAATTACTTGAGGTGTTGGAGAAGCGATTTCCTGACGTTAGTCCTGAGATCACTGACAGTCTAGACCTGGTTCGGTTTAAGACTGGACAGGTTTCCGTAGTCCGTCTTCTTCGGCACCAATTTACATTGCAGAACCAGTCCATTCTGGAGAAATAATTTATGTGCATGTCTTCCCCTAAGCCGCCACCGGCTCCTCCTCCTCCAGCTCCTATGGCTCCTGCAGCCCCCTTGGCGACTGTTGAGTCCAGCGATGGCAACAACCGTAAGGACTCTGCATACCTCAAAGCTGGCCGTGGCCGTAACTCCCTGCGGATCGACCGCACTGTGTCTGGAGCTGACTCGTCTGGCACCGGCCTGAACATCCCTGCCTAAGGTCAGTAATGGAAGAGCAGAAACAAACTGAGCAGCGAGGCACTGCGGCTGGGCTATATGCTCGCCTAGAGCCTGACCGTCTGACATTCCTGGATCGAGCTAGAGACTGTTCTAAGTACACGATCCCTACGCTGATCCCTCCTAGTGGTCACTCAAGCGCCACCAAGTTCTACACCCCATTTCAGGGTGTGGGTGCCCGTGGTGTGAACAACCTGGCCTCCAAGCTCCTGCTTGCTCTGCTTCCTCCTAACTCTCCATTCTTCCGCCTGCAGATTGACGACTTCACAATGGAGGAGTTGACGAAGCAGGAGGGTATGCGAGCACAGGTCGAGGAAGGCCTGAACAAGATTGAACGGGCTGTCCAGTCCGAAGTCGAAGCTGGTGCTGTCCGAGTGTCCTCCTTCGAGGCCATGAAGCACCTTCTCGTGGGTGGTAATGCCCTGCTGTACATGCCTGATGAAGGCGGTATGCGGGTGTTCCCTCTGGAGAAGTATGTTGTCCGCCGTGACCCTATGGGTGCAGTTCTGGATATCGTTGTGAAGGAAGTAGTCTCACCGGCTACCCTTCCTAGTGATGTTCAGGCACTCCTCGGTTACGAGAAGGACGAGGACGAGTACCACGACAAGATCACCAACGCCAAGACTTGCGATGTGTTCACCCATGTGTATCTCAAGAATGGATCTTGGAAGATCTATCAAGAGATCAAGGGTATGATCGTACCTGGTTCTGAAGGCTCCTATCCCAAGGACAAGTCCGCATGGATTCCTGTCCGGTTCACCAAGGTGGACGGTGAGAGCTATGGCCGTGGCTATGTGGAAGAGTACCTCGGTGACATCAAGTCACTCGAAGGCCTCTCTCAGGCTATCGTTGAGGGTTCCGCTGCTGCAGCCAAGGTGCTGTTCCTCGTGAACCCCAATGGTACGACCAGCCAGCAGACCCTTGCTGAAGCTGACAATGGCGGTATCGTTGAGGGCAATGCCCAAGACGTTAGTGTCCTGCAGCTCAACAAGTACAACGACTTCCGAGTTGCCCTTGAGACGATCAATACGATCAACGATCGATTGGCCTACGCCTTCCTGCTGAACTCCTCAGTCCAGCGAAATGGTGAGCGAGTGACTGCCGAAGAGATCCGCTACATGGCGGGTGAACTCGAAGCAGCCCTCGGTGGCATCTACTCGATCCTCTCGCAGGAGTTCCAACTCCCGCTGGTCAATCGTGTCATGTTCGCCATGGAGCGCAAGAAGAAGCTCCCAGTGCTGCCTAAGGGAACCGTCAAGCCTGTCATCGTGACCGGCATGGAGGCCTTGGGTCGAGGCAACGATATGAACAAGCTCCAGGCCTTCTTTGAAGGTGCTGCGATGATTGCCCAGGTGCCCCCAGAGATCAACAAAGAGGACGCCCTGAAGCGCCTCGGGACATCTCTCGGGATCGACATGAAGGGTCTCGTGATCTCCGCTGAGGAACTTGCCGCTAAGCAGCAGCAGGAACAACAGATGGCTATGATGCAGCAGGCATTGCCCAACCTGGTCAATCAGGGTGGCGCATTGATGAAGCAGAACATGGCTAATCAAGCACAAGCAGAACAAGGAGCACCTGGTGGCTAAAGAAACCCCAGTCAGTGCTGCCCCTAAGAAGGAACCTAAGGAGCCTAGCGCTCCTAAGGGACCTCCTATCGAGTATCTCGGTGAGGGTGCAGAGAAGATCAAATTCACAGTGGACCCTCGGGCTACTTCCATTCGCGTCTATGCCGATGGTCGTATTCTCGTGGACTACTAATAGGAAATAAATGGTAGATTCCGTTGTAATTAAGAGTACTCCCCAGGAAGCCCCTGAGGATCACGATCAGAAGATGATGGACAAGGTCGATGCGGCCAATGCTCCTCCTCCCGTTGAGGGACCTGAAGGTACTCCCCCCGTAGATCGCCCTGAGTGGCTCCCAGAGAAGTTCAAGAGTGCTGAGGATATGGCTAAGGCCTACTCAGAACTTGAAGCCAAGCTGGGTGCCCCTAAGCCTGCACCTGATGCGACCCCTGCTCCTGCAGATGCAACCGCAGCAGATGTGGATAAGGCTCTGGCGCCTGCGGGTCTCAAGCTCGAAGAGTTCAACACTGAGTTCGCTCAGACTGGTGCCCTTTCAGATGAGAGCTACTCCAAGCTGGAGAAGGCTGGGTATGACCGCGCTATCGTTGACCAGTTCATTGAAGGCCAGAAGGCCCGTGCTACCCAGTTTGATGGCTCCATCAAGTCTGAGGTTGGTGGTGATGATGCCTATGACTCCATGGTCACTTGGGCCAAGGCCAACCTGTCTCCTGGTGAGATCGACGCCTACAATACGGCAGTGGGTAGCGGCAAGGTGGATAACGCCAAGCTGGCTGCACTCGGTCTCAAGGCCAAGTATGACAAGGCCAACGGCTCTGATCCTCAGCGTCTCCTTGGTGGTCAGGCAGGTACTTCTGCGGATGTCTTTGAATCCATGGCTCAGGTTACTGCTGCCATGAAGGACACTCGCTACAAGGAAGATCCTGCTTACCGTGCCAAGGTGCAGGATAAGCTCGGTCGCTCCAACATAGTGTAAGGTACACGATGAACCCCCTTCTCCTCGATGGTCTCTTTGGCCTCGCAGGGAAGGTCTTTGACAAGATCTTTCCAAACCCCCAGCAGGCTGCAGAAGCCAAGCTGAAGCTCTTTGAGATGCAGCAGTCGGGAGAACTTAAACTTCTCGAAGCTGAAACTGCACTGGCTCAGGGGCAGATTAGTATCAACAAGGCTGAAGCTGAATCTCCTGATTTCTTCAGGGGTGGCTGGAGGCCGTTTATT